GTTGATGTAGCAAATTCTGGTGCTGGATATACTGTAGCACCAGGTGTTAGATTTACTGGTGGTGGATCAGGTGGAACGGGTGCTGCTGCAACAGCGACGATTGGTGATGGTGTTGTTGGTATCGTTACTATCACAAACGGTGGATCTGGATATACAACTCCTCCTACAATTACATTCACCAATGAAGTATTTGAATCTGGTGTCACAACGGTGTCCGCTGCTGCAACGGCAGTTGTAAGTGCTGCTGGAACAATTTCAAATATCTTCCTAACAAATGCTGGTGTCGGATACTCTGTTGCACCTACAATGTCTATCGCAGCATCTGGAAGTTCTGGATCTGGTAATTTCCAATTCAACGAAATCGTAACAGGATCCTCTAGTGGAACAACTGCAAGAGTTAGAACTTGGAATTCTGAAACAAATGAACTTGAAGTTGGCACTGTAACTGGAGATTTCACTCGTGGAGAGACTATTACTGGATCTACATCTGGTGCATCATATGAACTGAGAGTGGCAGATGCACAACCTGCAGATGATGGATTTGCTGATAATATCAATATAGAGACAGAAGCAGATGCTATTATTGACTTCTCTGAACAGAACCCATTTGGTATGCCCTAAATAAAAATATCTTAATATAGAGATATTGTAGGACTTTAAAAATGTTTGAGTATTTTTACAACGAAATTTTGAGGAGGACCATCATATCTTTTGGTACTCTGTTTAATAATATTACTATTAAGCATGAAGACTCTGATGACAATACTGTCAGTGTTGTAAAGGTTCCTTTGGCATATGGTCCTACTCAGAAGTTCCTGGCAAGGATAGAGCAGTCTCCAGACCTGAATAAACCATTTGCGATTACCCTACCACGGATGTCGTTTGAGTTTACAGGATTAACTTATGATCCTAGTAGAAAAGTATCAACAACTCAAACTTTTACTGTAAAGGATCCTAATAATGGAACTGAAACAAAAAAGGCATATATGCCAGTTCCATATAACATGCAATTTGAACTTGCCATTATGAGTAAGTTAAACGATGATGCACTTCAAATTGTAGAGCAGATTTTACCATATTTTCAACCTGCGTATAACGTTACCGTAGAACTGGTTGAAGCACTGCAAGAGAAAAGAGATATTCCTGTTGTCCTGGAAAACATTACCATGCAGGATGATTATGAGGGAGACTATACTAGCAGAAGAGTTCTTCTTTACACCTTAAGATTTACTGCAAAAACATATCTGTTTGGTCCTGCATCTGCTGCAACCAAGGATATCATCAAAAAGGCTACAATCAGTTATCTCACTGGAACGGATCTTACAAATGCCACCAGAGAAAAAACTTATTCGGTCGAACCAAGAGCAATCAAGAACTATACTGGAAACGCAGCAACAACACTGGCAGAAGATATCACAAAAGCAAAAACAGCATTCAACGTTGCCGATGCTAGTGGTCTTACCGAAAAAACTTACGTTGATCTTAATGGAGAAGAAATCTTCATTACGAAGATAACTGGAAACAGACTCAACGTGAAGAGAGGACAGGATGGAACTACCATTACTGATCACTTAGTAGGAGAAGAAATCTTTATCATTGACTCTGCAGATAGTGCATTGATTGAAGTTGGAGATGACTTTGGTTTTAGTGGTGGGTTCTGATGAAAATGACAAAAAACTTTGACGATTTAAATGACACATTCAATACTTCTGGTGACGTTATCAAACCAGAGGTTGTTGAGAGTAAAATTGAAAAAGTCAAAGAAGGTGTTGATGACATAAAAAAAGATTACGAGTATACTAGAGGTAATCTTTATTCAATCATTGAAAAGGGACAAGAGGCTCTCAACGGTGTTCTTGAACTTGCTCAAGAAAGTGAAATGCCTAGAGCATACGAAGTTGCTGGTCAGTTAATTAAGAATGTTGCTGATGCAACTGACAAACTATTAGATCTTCAAAAGAAACTCAAAGATGTTGAAGCAGAGGAAAAGGTCAAGGGACCATCAACAGTTAACAATGCATTGTTTGTAGGATCAACAGCAGATCTGGCAAAGATGCTCAAAGATGGATTAAAAGAGGACAATAAATAGTAAAATAGAGGAGATATATTTAACGTGGCACTAAAGAAGCCTTCAGATTTTTTTGGTAATAATAAAAAAACTCCTTTAGATGAGGTAAAGGAGAGTTATGAATCTGCGCGTCCAGAAAAGATAGAGCAGGTATCTGAAGCATTTGACGCCTTCAAATCAAACTTAAATCATATTCAATCATTATCTGATTTTACTTCTACTTTTGATAGTTTTAAAAATAATTTAGAAAAGGTAGAGAGTGTCTCTAGTGAAGTTAGTGAAATAAAAGAAGAGATAAAAAGTTTAATTAAAAAAGAAGATTTAGATAGTGCCATGATGGCACAACTTCTTTTTGTAGAAGAATCAATATCTAAAATTGAATCTAAAGTATCATCTATTAATGGTAAGACAGTTGATAAGATTAGAGAGGATTTTGTAAATCTCTCTAACTCTGTTGAATCTTTTCTTGACATAGATGTACCCAAATACAAAAAGTTAATTTCTGAATCTGAAGTTAGAGTAGATAATAGATTTGATATATTTAAAAATCAGGTAGAGGAAAACTTTGATACGATTAGAGTAGATGTAAACAAAGAAGTTACATCTGCTTTAGAGTCCATTGAAAGTGTTAATGAAAATACTATTAACATAGTCAAAGCAGAGTTTAAAGAAACTGCCAGAGATGTTAATAAAAACGTAAATGAATTAGTAGAAAAAGAACTTCCAAAATATAAAAAACTTTTTGCAGAAACTGAAGTAAAGACAGAGGAAAAAATAAACTCTGCGATTCATTCATATAAATCAACTATTGAAAATCTGAGTGAAAGAGTAAGAGAGTTTACTGAGGAAGAGATTCCTAAGTATAGTAATCTTCTTATAGAAACAAAATTAAAATCTGAAAAAGAAGTAAAAGAACTCGAAGAAGAGGTTCTTTCAAGAGTAAAGACTCTATCAGAGAAAGTTGAATCTTTATCTGAAGATGTTGAGGAAAAAACTTTTGAGAGAGTTGAATCTCTTCAAGATGTTGTAAAAGAATATAAAGAAGAAATTGAGTCCATATCTAAAAGATATGAAACTCTACAGAAAGATTTTACTGGAAGAGTAGTTCATGAAGATAAAAAATTAAATCAATATTCTAAAAAACTTGATAAGTTTTCTAAGAGATTTTCTTTCATCGAAGAAACTCTTACTGAAGATGTAAGGGAGTTAAAAGAAAACTTAGAAACGAACACATCCAAGTTTTATACAGAACTTAAGTCTGAGATTGATGGTGTGGGGCAGAATATTGCTCAGACTGTCAAAGATTTAGAAGTTAATATTGTTATCAATGAAACACATCTCAAAAAGCAGAATGAGTACATTGGTAATATTCAAGAAGAAGTAAAAGAAGTTTTAGATAAACTTCAACTTGATGTATTAGAAAAGAAAAATGCTCAATTAGTTGAACGTATTAATCATGTAGAAGAAGTTTTCTCAAAGATTAACGAGAAGACTTTACTTACTGAGGATAATCCAACATTACCTGGAGATCCGTCTACAAATAATTCTGATGATCCTTTAACACCTTTAGATCAAAAATTTGTAACTTTAGATCAACTACAAAATCATTACAGAACATTCATCAATAGAATTCAGCAGCAGATTGCTACCATTGGTGGAGGTGGAATTGAAGATGCACCTAATGATGGACAAACTTATTCCCGTAGAAATAGAAAGTGGGTAGTAGGAGGAGGTGTTGGTGCAGGAGGAACATGGGCATCTAATTCTATTGGAATTAGCACTACAAAGAACGTCGGTATTGGCACTACAACGGCTAAATCAGATGCAACACTTTATGTTGTTGGTAATATTGAAGCAACTGGAAATGTAAACGTTGCAGGAACAATCACATATGAGGATGTCAAGAATGTAGACTCTCTTGGACTTAGCACATTTAGAAGTGGAATTGAAGTAAATACTGGAACTGCAACAACAGCACTTTTAGTTCGGGGTGATGCAAGAGTCACTGGTATCCTGACAGTTGGTACTGCTTCCGTCACGATTGATGGTGATAATAATAATGTAACTGTTGGTCTTGTTACGATTACCAACTCTGAAGTGGTTCTTGGTGACAATGTTACCATCAACTCTTCTGCAACTGGTATTAACTCCGCACCAAACGTCCTTTATGTTGCAAAAGATGGAAATGATGATAATAATGGAACATCAATTGATAATGCGTTCTTGACAATTGCCGGAGCAGTTGGAGCAGCAACATCAGGAACGACTATCAAAGTTCTCTCTGGTAATTACGTAGAATCTAATCCAATTACACTTCCTGCATTCACTGCTGTTGTTGGTGATGATTTAAGAACGGTCAAGGTTCTTCCAAGCACGACAAACAGTGATATCTTTCACGTAAATAAAGGTTGTAAACTTGCAAACATGACTTTCTCTGGTCATGTTGCACCAGCAGCAGCAGTTGCTTTCCCATC